ATATGGTCAAAGAATACGAGATGAAAAAGGCTGCTGCCGCTTACTCTAGAACTAAACAAGATAAATCAGGTATTATTGATCCTTTAAAATTACATTCTTACAAATACAATGATGATATTTTTAAAAGAATGGCAATCACACCAAATGGTAAAAATCATGGTATGATGATGTTTATAGATTGGTCAGGTAGTATGCACGATAAAATTACTAATACTGTACATCAACTTATGAACCTTACTATGTTTTGTAAAAAAGTAAATATACCTTTTGAAGTTTATGCTTTTGGTAATGATGGTTACAAAAATAGACAAGATAAAAGACTTCCACAATATCAAGAGGGTGATATTACTATTGACAATAGATTTAATTTATTTAATTATTTATCCTCTAGAATGAATGCTCAAGAGTTTGAAAAAGGCATGATTAATTTATTCATGCTTGCAGAAAAATATAGTCCTAAATATTCTATTTCTAGAAAAGCATATAGAACACTACCTTGGGATGAGATTGAACAATTAAGAAGTAAATTCGCTTGGGTAAGTGAACTGCCTAGAGAACCTTTTGGTTATGGTATGTGTTCTACTCCATTGAATGACGCTATCATGGCTTCTATGCCAATGGTTACTGCTTTCAGAAAAAAGTATGGCATTGATAAAATGAATACTGTATTTTTAACTGACGGTTCAAGTGATGGCAACTATGATAAAGTTACTTCTGAAAAACCAGAACACTCATGGGCTACAGAGATAGGTAATGGTATGTATAGAGTTAGTCCTAATTGGGATAGTAATTTAGTTTTAAGAGATACAGTTACTAAAAAAGAATACTTTGATGTTGGCAGAATACAATTAACTGAAAGTTTATTAGACGCTTTGAGACAAAGAACTGGTACTAAAGTTTTAGGTTTCTACATATCAAGTGGTAAAAAGATTGACCGTTATACTTTAGATCATTATTTTCCTGATTACGCTTATGAAAAAGGTCAAAAAGTTTATGATAGAAAAAAAGTAATGGCAGAATATAGAAAAAACAAATGTCTTATTGTAAAAGACAATATTGGTTATGATGAGTTTTATCTCCTTGCTGGGGGTGAAATGCAGATATCTGATGGTCAAATGGCGACACCATCAGAGAATGCTAAAAAGAGTGAACTAAAAAGATTATTCGCTTCTACTCTAAAATCAAATAGAGATAGTCGAATAGTCCTAAACAAGTTCATAGAACAAGTCGCTTAATTTGAAGGGAACTTATATTATGGAAAATAAAAATACTCCAATTAATTTAAACCCTAATCAAGAATCGTTTGTTAAATTAGCAAACGAAGAAGGTTTTACAACCGAGATTACTAGACAAGATATTATATCTTTACAAAGTAAGCACGGTATCAAGAAACCTGCTTGGTTAATGAAGAATACTGCTTATAGAATAGGCAGAGCTTCATATAGTCTACCTACTTTAGGTCAGACTATGGAATCTGAAACTAACGAAACCGTTAGTGAATAATCAAAAATCTCAAAAATATGGGGGTTTCGACCCCCATATTGACTAAAAAGAACAAAATGAGAACAAACAAAATGGAAAAGTCGCAGAAAATAAGGGGAAAAAAATGGATTATATGCTTGACTTTTTCATCAAAATACGGTAGCATAGCATTATAACATTATGAAAGGACGATTGATGACTACATTAAATCAAGATCAGTTAAATCAAGTTGAGGTCTTATATAAACATTATAAGAAAACTGATTTATCTAGATCAGAGATCAATGCCTTAGTGAAAAAAGGCACGATCAAAAATCCAAGTTGGTTGAAACAAGACCAATATAAAGTCTCTAGAGGAGTTTATTCTCTTCCAGTTGACGGCGATATCTCTCCTAAGATCAAGGAAGATATTATTTCAGAATTACCTAAAGAAGAAACTGCACCTGCTGTTGATACAGTAAATCAGGCTGCGTTTGTTATTTCATCTTTAACTGGTAATATTATACCTACTAAAGATCCTGTGTTTGTACCATGGGGTTATTTCAAAGATATTAAATCTATTGTTTCTAGTAAACAATTTTATCCTATCTTTATTACTGGTCTTTCTGGTAACGGTAAGACTATGAATGTATCTCAGGCTTGTGCTCAGGCAAAAAGAGAGTGCATTAGAGTTAATATTACAATCGAGACCGATGAGGATGATTTACTTGGCGGTTACAGATTACAAGAAGGTCAAACTGTTTGGCAGAATGGTCCTGTAATCGAAGCGATGGAAAGAGGTGCTATACTTCTTCTTGATGAGATTGACCTTGCGTCTAATAAGATTATGTGTTTACAACCTATCTTAGAAGGTAATGGTGTCTTTCTTAAAAAGATTAACAAGTTTGTTAAACCTGCACCAGGGTTTAATGTGATTGCAACTGCCAATACTAAGGGTCAAGGATCCGAAGATGGTAAGTTCATCGGTACTAATATTCTCAACGAGGCATTCCTTGAGAGATTTCCTATTACTGTTGAACAATCATATCCTACTAACAAGATTGAAAGTAAAATCTTGTTAAATGTTATGTCCGAGAAAGGTCTTACAAAAGACGCTGACACTAAGTTCGGTGAAAATCTGATTAGTTGGGCAGACATTATCAGAAAGACCTTTTATGAAGGCGGTGTAGATGAGATTATCTCAACTAGACGATTAGTTCATATAGTAGAAGCCTATACTATTTTCAAAGATAAAATGAAGGCTATCGAGATGTGTACTAACAGATTTGACAATGATACCAAAACATCATTTATGGATTTATATTCCAAAGTTGATGGTGGGGAAGATGTCTCCACTTGGGGTCAACCGGTAGTTGAAGAACCAGATTCCGATGATAGTGAGGATGATAACATTAGTTATTAAAAATCTATCTCATAATGTAGTCGAGTGGCGGTCTTTAGGATCGCCACTTTATACATGGCTTGACAACAAATTAAAAATATGATAGCATGAAGAAAATGAAAAAAAGTAAATCAAAAAAATTTAAGAATGATGTTCCTGAAATACCATTCTTATATGATTTTTATTTAATATATTGGGAAGATATACAAAGTGATTCCTCTTGGAAAGAAATGGATGATATTCAGAACATGAAACCTGCCACTTGTGTTTCAACAGGTTGGTTAGTTAAACATGATAAAAAAGTCCATGTGTTGATGAGTGATTATAATTATAATGCAAAAGGTGAAATGGGTGACGGTGGTAATACAACTGTTATACCTACAAAGAATGTAATTAAAAAGTTTAAGATAGAAGGACTATGAGTTTAGAAGTAACCGTTAGAAATAATAATGTAGAAAAGGCCATGAGAGTTCTTAAAAAGAAATTACTCAAAGATGGTATGATGAGAGAACTAAAAGAGAGACAATACTATCAAAAGCCTTCTCTCATAAAAAGAGAAGCAAAGAAACAAGCAATAAGACGCCTTAAAAAAGAACAAAGATTGAAGGCGTTAAGAGACGGTTTTTAGAGATTACTTGATATGAATAAGTTGCCCATATCAAATAATGTAATAAACAATGGCAACTATGACTTGAAGGAGTTGATATATTATGGGTAGAAGAGCCTTATCAAAAAAACAAAAAGTGTTAAACTTGTTATCAAGTGGTAAAGCTGTTACATGGCAGACACTTAGAAATAAGTTTGATTTAACATCACCTAGAGCGATGGTAGATCAACTAAGAACTGAAGGACATATGGTGTACATTAATCAAACATCAAATGGTACTTCGTATCGTTTAGGTACACCTACAAAAGCAATTTTAGCTGCAGGCGTGAAAAAAGTGTTAAAAGGTAACACAAATGAAATCGTGGCTGCTGGTATCAGAGCTTTATACGGTAAACAAAAATACGCTTACGCATATAATTAAGAGTATAATATCGTATAAATAGTAATGTCAGGCAGTTCGTAAGTCCTAGACATTAGAGGTAGAGTGTCTTCCGCAAAGACACCATTTTGAGTTTTCGCCGTTTCTCTACAAAAAACGGCACCTACTGGTCCATTGGTCTTTGAGGTTATGAGAGCCATCAAATCTTTAGGGTAAAAGTGGGTGAGACCTACCACTACCAGTTTTATAGGGGCTTGAAATTTTAAAAAGAGTTCTTATATAAATAATTATGATACGCTCATGTGAGGTATCATTTAGATTAACTTGCTTAATAAGGAGAAAAAAATGACAAGACTATCTATATGGAACGATTTGCGTCCATTCTCAGTAGGTTTTGATGACCTATTCGATCACTTTAACAATCAGTTAGAGATCAAACAAACATCATCTTATCCACCTTACAACATTAACAGAATAGATGATTTAAATTATCAGATTGAAATGGCACTTGCTGGCTTCAGTAAGAATGACATTGAAATAAAATATTCTGATAATCAATTAACTATCAAATCAATTGAGAGTGAGGATAAGGAAGAAAAGGAAACTCTACACAGAGGTATTTCTAAAAGAAAATTTAGCAGAACATTTACTTTGGCTGAAGATATCAAAGTTAATGGTGCTGAATTGAAAGATGGAATGCTTTTGATTGAGTTAGAGAAAATCGTACCAGAGGAAAAGAAACCTCGAACAATTGACATCA